GTGCATGCCGATGTCGACGATCTGGTAGGGCTCGCCTTTCACCATAACCAGCCCCATGCGGTGCTTGGTGGTGACGGTGTGCAGCGGGTCAGTCAGCGTCTGGCCGATGCCGGTGTCGTAATACTTGAGCAGGAAAGCGCGCACTTCGCCCATATGGCCGCCAGTGGTCAGCGTGTGGATGGGCTCGCGCAGGTCCTGGCCTATGCAGTTGTTGCGCAGCTTCACCAGATGGCTGGTCACCAGTGCGTTGTGGTCGACGGTGGTCGCGGTTGGCAGCGGGCTTTCCAGGCCGCTGCCAGGGCCGGTGTAGTTGCCGCCGTAGTGCTTGGCGAGGAAGGCTGCGACGAGAGCATGTTTACCGCCCACGGCGACAATGGTGCCGAGTGGCTTTTCGAGCCCCGGCGCGCGAGGTGCTTGGCCTTTGCGTTCGCCATAGCCTACCTGCACCAAGGTTGGCGATACGACCGCAAAGTGCCCGCCTTTCACCTGGGCGCAGATGGTACGCAGCGGTGCATCAGCTGGCATGTTGCGCTGGGTGCTGCCGTTGGCGTGCTCCGTGATGAACGGCGCGAGAGTAGGAACGACGATCCCGGTGCCGAGCTTGCTGGTGATGGTCTGAAGCGGTTCATCCAGAGCCTGGCCTCGGAAGTAGTCGTACCCGTGGTTGACCTTCACTAGGAATGGTTCGGTCGTCTCCAGCACATAGCGCTGAATACCCCGTGCGATGCGCCGCAGGGTGTTCTCGGCCAGTGGCTTCTTGCGGGTGAAGATCGACGGGCAGGGCAGTGACCAATCGATGATCTCTGCGGCGGTGCGCCATGGCTTCAAGCGCTTGGCCTTGACCGCTTCGCTCGCCGGGTCGCCGTGAGTGGGCTCGGGCCAGACGATCGGCTGGCCGTCGCAACGCGCGATGAGGAACAGGCGCTTGCGGATGGTCGGGGCGCCGTAGTCGCAGGCGCGCAGCTCGCGCCAATCCACCTGGTAGCCGAGGCGGCGTAGCGCGTTGACGAAGCTGGAGAAGGTGCGGCCCTTGTTCTTCGGGCAGGGTCGGCCGTCGGTGGCCAGCGGCCCCCAGGTCACGAACTCCTCGACGTTCTCCAGCATGATGACCTTCGGTTTCACCGTGGCGGCGTAGCGGATGGCGACCCAGGCGAGGCCGCGGATCTCCTTCTTCACCGGGGCGCCGCCCTTGGCCTTGCTGAAATGCTTGCAGTCGGGCGAGAACCAGCAGAGATCGACGGGGCGCCCGTCGACGATCACGCGCGGGTCGACCTCCCATACCGATTCGCAGAAGTGCTTGGTGTGCGGGTGGTTGATGTCGTGCATGGCCACGGCTTCGGGGTCGTGGTTGACGGCGATGTCGACAGGACGGCCGAGGCCAAGCTCGATCCCCGTGGAGGCGCCACCGCCGCCGGCGAAGTTGTCGATGACCAGGCCGTTGAAGTTGAACGCCGGCTGTGGGTGGAGGCGGAAGATGTTGTCCATGGCCACCTCACATGCACTGCGGCGCCGGTGCGCCTGTGTGTTCCGCGTCGACGCGCTCCCAGGTGGAGCGAGCGCGGGCGCGGTGGGTGGACTGCATCAGATCGAGCAGTTTGCTGTGGAACTGAACGAGCGCGTGGGTGCTGGTCCACTCGGGCAGGTGCCACGCTACCGGCGTGACACCTTCCAGGCATGGCCAGTTTTCGCCGTGTTCTGGCATGAGGTCACGACGTTCGCTGGCCAGGGCGATCATGTCGGCCTCGTGCACGCAGGCAGGCAGTTCCGGGTCCAGGTGGAAGTGTTCGCAGATGGCCAGCCAGACATTGCGCTCGACCTCGTCGTACAGGGACACCAGGCGCTGCGCTTCATAGAACTCGCGCATGCCGAGCTTGAGCGGGCGCACCATGTCGCCGACGTAGGCTTCGGTGGCGTCGTGGAGCAGGGCGGCGAGCTGGTGTTCGGCCGGGACGATGCTGGCCACCAGCAGGCTGTGCTGCGCGACCGAGTAGTGCCGGCTGGTGTGGCCATTGAAGCGGCAGAGCTGCGACAGGGCGTGGGCGATGTCCAGCGTGCAGACCTGTTCGGCCTTGGGCGCGAGCAGGTCGAAGCGGCGGCCGGAGCGGGTGAGAATCCAAGTCATGGCTGGACCTCCTGCTCGGTGCCAAGTAGTTCGCTGGCCTGCACAAGTGCGCGTCCGGCACGCGCCGCTGGCACTTGACCGCCGGTTAGCGCGAGCTTGAGGCATTCGGTTGCTTCGGTCAGGGCGGAGCGCAGATCGGCGTTGTTCTTGGCTTGCTTGGCGAAGCGTGGGTGCAGGTCGATGCAATCCGAGTCTGGGTCGATAATCTGATTCATCTCGAACATGATCACGTGGCACATACCACTGATGACGCGACCGTAGAAGTTCGGTGCGTCTCGCAGAAGACGTGCGAGGTTGTTGTAGAGCGTGCGCAGGTGCAGATCGCTTTCGCTGTCGAAGGACTCCTCCCCATCGGCCAGCAGTTCGCTGAGGCTTTCGCCCGCGTCTGGATCACTCCAAGGGCCGCCAAATCGCGCGTCTATCAATTGCAGAACGTGCATCAGCTCTTCTGCAGCGGCGATGTCCTTTGCGTCAGGTTTGGCCATTTTCATGCCATCACCTCCACTTCCATCACCGGCAGGGTTTGCCAGTAGCGATCGAACAGGACGCGGGCGCTGGTGGAGAGTTTGCGGGCGGCGGTGGCCTGGTCGTACGAGCCGAGGCCGGCAAAGGTGTCGGCGGCGAGGCTGAGTTTGTCCGCCATGGCGACGAGCTGATTGGCGTCGTTCTCGGTGATGACGCGGGTTTGCAGGTTGGCGAGCTTGGTGCGGCACTCGTCCAGCTCGGCGGTGGTGGCTTCCAGTGCCTGGGCGGCGTTGAGGCGGCTGATGGTGAGGTGGTGCTTGGCCTCGTCGACCTCGCGGCGGGCCTTCTGGAGTTCATGGCGGTGAGCCTGCAGGCCGCGCTGGTAGCCGATGTCCAAGCCCTCGCGCTTGCCTTTGCGCAGGCCTTCATAGAAGCCGAGGCCGAACACGATGACCATGGCGGCTACCGAGCCGATGAGGGCGATGATCTGATAGGTGGTGAAGTTCATGTGCTGTGTCCCGTTTGAGCCCGCCGGCTGGTGAGGCCGGCGGGGTGGTGGTTGCTGTTACTTGCCGAGAGTGAAGGTGCCGATGGTGAGCGGCATCAGGCCGCCGACTTCCTGCTCGAGCACGTCCTTGAATTCCTGGGCGAAGGCTTCGCGCTGGGCTTCCTCCCCGACCCACCGGAGTTTCAGGAGTGGCTCATCGCGGCCGGTGATGACGGACAGGCGCAGTTTGATATCTGCCACGTCCAGCCCTTCAAACGGCACGGTGGTGAAGATGAAGGCGGAGGGCAGGGTGTCCTGGCTCTTCGCTTCGATCTCGTCCATGGCCGAGCGGCTGGCGGAGAAGTCGCCGACGTTGCTGTCGCGCTGGCTGGTGGCCTTGATGACCATACGGCGCACAGCGTTGATGGCCTGCAGCATCGGCAGAGTCGCCTCGCCGTCTTGGGCCTCCAGGTTGGGCAGCCAATCCTCCAACCATTCGGCGAGTTCCTTCTGGCTGAGCGGCTTGCCGAGCACAGCCTGGAGGGCGGAATAGGCGGCGGTAGGCTTGAGGGTGAGCACGGCTACGTCATCGCCATGGCCGGCGGCCCCGGGTTCGCCCAGGTTGAAGATGACGGTGGCGCGCATGGCGTCCTGATCGATGAAGCCGAGCGCCTTGACCGGTGCGTTGTCATCCACCACGTCATGGCTCTCGGTGTACTTGATGAAGTCCTGCAGGGAGTGGGTAGCCATGGTGCCGCGGAAGCGGTCGCGCATTGGCTGGAGTGCTTCCAGCGGCTGCAGACGAATGCCCTCTGGCAGGACCGCTACTGTGGTGCCGTCCGCAATGGTGATCGGCTTGGCTGCCGCGATCACGGCCTGGGACTCGATGTGTTGGATGGCTTCTTTGCTCAGCGACATGCTGTGTCTTCCTTTTGGTGAGTGGGGCTTGGTGAAGCGGGTCAGACTTCGCGGGGCACTACTGGCGCCTGCTCGCGGGTGAACATCTGGTCGGTCGGGCTGGTCTGGAACAGCTCGAGGCCGTTCTCGGTGACGTACATGGGCGTGTCGAGGGAGGTGTCCTCGCGCTTCTTGCCGCGCTTGGTGGGTTGCACGAAGTCCAGCGTGTGGCTGACGGTGACCTGGTTGCTCTGGCCGATCTGCTTGAGCTTGAACTTGAGCGTTACTTCGCCGGGCTTGCCGTGGTCGACCACGCCGGCGGCGACGTCGGAGAGCGCGCGGCCGACCTGCTGGGCGAATACGCTGGCGTTGAGTGAGTTGATGAACTCGGCGGTATCGGTGGGTTTCATGGCGTGCTGTGCCTCTTTGGTTGCCCGTGGTGGGGGCGGGTTATGCCGCTTGCGCGGCGGCGGTTTGATCCAGC